TCAGCTCCGATCGTCAATGGCCCTGCACGCCCGGGCCTGCCCGCGCAGTACGACATAGTCGCTCATCATTTCCGACAGCACCGAGCGTTCCGGCAGCAGCAAGAGCTCGTCGGCCGCACGTGCCTGGAGATCGCGACTGTACTCCACGACCGGCGGACATGCAGAGCTGCCGCCAGGTTCAGAACCGACCGTCGCGCAGCCGCTCAGCAAGCTCGTCGCGATCGCGAGGGCGGCGAGCTGCCGCTTCCAGCATCCGGCGTTGGACATCATTGGCCTTCTCCGTGGTCTCAAGGCGTTCAGCGAGGCGTCCCGCTCGCTCGCCGGACCTCCGAAGCGAAAACAGGAAAAGGAGCACTGCCAGCCCGATGGCTCCGTAGCGCAGCGCCGCCCGCATCCATGGGCTGGCGGCGATCCCGGTGAGGAGCGCGGCGATCATCGCCGCCCCCAGCGCCAGTCATCGAGCCGGGCGTAGATCGTGACTGCGATGCCCCCGAGCGCGACGGCGATGAACAGCCAGCGCAACGTGTCGAGATACGGCACGAGCGGCAGGATGGCGGTCTGGGTCTCGGCCAAGACGCTCTGCGCGACCTCCACCCCTGCGGCGCCCAGCGTCGCCACACCAGCCGCCCCTCCACCCTTCATGGTGCGGCTGTCGGCCAGCACTTCGCGGGCGGGCGGCGTTTCGGCTGCAAATGCCGTCGCCCGTACCGGGAACCGCTCGCCCCACTGCCGTGCGGGCCCGAGGTCGACATGAATGAAGCCCGAGCGCGGGTAGAAGCCGAAGCCGAGGAACCCGACCTCCCGCGCCGCCGCCTCGAAGGCCACCGGGTCGTGGTTCGCCATGGCGATGTCGAAGGCCGTGCCGTCCATGTGCTTTGAGCGTGGCGCGCCGCCGACGGCCCGGTTGTGCACCGGACTGCGGTAGGCCGAACGGACGATGAGCGGCTTGCCAAGACGGTCGCGCAGCGCCTGGAGCTTGTCGAGCGCGGGTTCGTTGACGAGCAGCTTGCCGGTGCCCCGGCAGGCGATCTCGGCAGGGGAGAAGTTCGGCCAGCGCCACGAGCGCTCGGGCACGTCGCGCCAGTGTTTGTAGGTCATTGTCGTCATCGCAGGTCTCCAGGCACAAAAAAAAAAGCCCGCACCTCGACGAGGGCGGGCGGTGGTCTGATGGGTCGGGCGGATGGGTTAAGGCGTCGGTCCGAAGAGCTTCAGCTTGATGGCGAAGCCGGCCATCAGCGCGATCAGGATGCCGGTGGTGAGGATGCGGACTGTCGTCTGCACGGCAGTGCGCTTGGCCAGCCTGAATCCGGCCAGCAGCGAGCGCAGGTCGCGGATATCTTCTGCGGCATCCTTGCCCTCAAGCCCGACTTCTTGCAGGGCGCGGCGAGCGCCGGTTTCGGAAGCGCGAACCAGGAGCGCTTCAAGCTCAGTCTCGGACACACGGAAGTGATCGCCGGCTTTGGATGGTGTCATGGCGGTCTCCCCGAGACTCTGGTTCCGGCTTGCCCTTGGCGCTCAGGTCGCCACCCCCGATTCGCACAGCATGGTGATGAAGCGGCCGCGCCGCTCCATGTCGGCGGAGGTACGGATGTTGTAGACGGTGCCGGAACGGGTCTCGATCAGCCGCCAGGCGGCGGTGATGGTTGCGGTCTCGGCATCGTAACGTACGATGATCAGCGCCGGCTGCACTTCCTGCAGGCGCGACGCGATGACGGTTTCGCCGCCCTTGGAGGGCAGGATGCAGGCGTCACGCTCGAACTGTGGCACCCACTGGCCATAGGTGCCGCCATAGCCATCATCGATCTCCTCGCGCTTTTCGAGGCGGACGCGGTCGCGCAGGGCATTGGCGGTGATCCTGGCCATCAGATCGGGCTTCTGCGATAGGGTGCGATCAGGGCATGGACGGTGCGGTCAATGGCAACATCGATGCTGGTGTCTGCACCATCGAACAGGCGCTGGACGATGAGCAGGATGGCCTGGCGGATGGGCTCCGGCACGCCGGCCGCCGCGCCATAGCCGGCGGTGAAGATGATCGAGACGGCATCCGCGCGACGGAAGGTAGCCGGCCAGGATTGGCCTGACCGCCGGGTGACATAGGCACCGCGCGCGTCGGCAAACAGATCGTAGACGCCGGTGTCCAATGTCTGCTGCACATTGTCGCCGTCGAAGTAGCTGACGCTGTCGATCGCGGTCACCGGCGCCAGCGGCAATGGCAGGTGATCGGCAAAGCGGCCAAACTCCTGTCGCCAGGTTTGGGTAATCAGCGCCCGCCCGAGAATGCCGGACCAGCCGTCGAGATATGCCGTCGCCGCCTTGATCTGAGCGGTGATCAGATCGTCCTGGTCATCATGATCAACACGCAGATGGGCCTTGGCTTCGCTGAGCGACACCGGCATGGTCGCGGGCGCAACCGTGCGGACGGGAGCGAGCATGGCTGTCTTCCAACAGGTTGATGAACGGGGGGCGGCCAGAATCTCGGCGCTGCCGACTGTCTGGCCGCTCTGACCGATCAGGCGACCGGCGCGTCGTGGGGATGGCCAAGCGCAAAGACGGCGCCGGCAGCGATCGATGTGCCGGAGGTCTTGGTGATGACGGCGCGGATGTAGCGCTTCGTGCCCTTGTAGCCCTGCTTATAGACCGTGCTGGCCTCAAGCGCAGTCGGCAAAGAGCCGAGCAGATCGCCGGCCGCCACATCGGCAAAATCGCCATCCGTGGTCGTGTCGCTCTCCTGGATGGCGACGACGAAGAGGCCGTCGCCGGCAATCGCCCCGGTGGTGATGATCAGCGTTGCCGCGTTGTAGCCCTGCAGATCGGCATGGCTGCCCTTGGTGGTGGCCGTGACCACGGCCGGAACCAGAGACGCAACCAGGCTGAGGCCGGAGATACCGTCCTTCATGACAGATGTCCTTTCGATGAATGGGAATGATGAGGAGACGGGCAGCCGGAGCCGCCCGTCATGTGGATCAGGTGCTGACCTTCAGCAGCTTGAGCGCCTCGAAGTTGACCACGCCGCCGCCGACCCGCTTGGTGGTGTAGAACAGCACGTTCGGCTTGGCGGTGTAGGGATCGCGCAGGACGCGGATGCCGATGCGGTCGACGATCAGATAGGCGCGGCCGAAGTCGCCGAAGGCGACGGGAAAGGCATTGGCCGCCACCGCCGGCATATTGTCGTCGGTGTGGACAGGCTTGCCGAGGATGGTGGCCACCTGTGCAGGGCCGGAGGGTGGCGCCCAGACATAGGCGCCCTCGGCGTCCTTGAACTTGCGCACCGTGTTCATGGTCGCATCCGACATCAGCCAGGAGGCCCCGTTCCGGTAGCCGGATTTCAGGGCATAGTAGAGGTCGATCAGGCAATCGGCAGGATTGGCCGAGGCGGTCGCCGCAACAAAGCCGTCAGCCTTGCCTGAAGCGACGAAGCCGATCTTGCCCCAGGCATGGGAGGCATTGGCCACCGTGTCATAGGCAAGGATGCCGCGCGGCTTGTTGATGCCGTCGCCATGGGCAAAGGCAGCCCCCTCCTGCTCGGCGAACTCGATCGCCACTTCGTCGGCCAGCCATGCGGCAAGATCGATGCGCGCATCGTCGAGCGAGGTCTGCGTGGCGCCGGGCATAGCGTAGATCTCGCCGGTATTGATGGCGATCTCACGCAAGGTCGGCGTGGCCGTGCCAGGACGATCCTGTTCCTCGCCAACCCAGCCCGACGTCGCCCCGCCCATATTGACCAGCTTCTTGTAGGTACTGGTCGAGATCGAGATGGTGCGGGCGAGCGAGCGGATGGTGGAGACGGTGCCGAGCACCCGGTCGATCCCGGCCTCGGTCTCTTCCGGCACCAGATAGCCGCCGTCAGGATCGGACTGGGTGGTCAGCTTGGCCTTGACCTCGAGATCACGCAGGCCGGCATCGACGCCGCGGCGGAAGAAGCGGTCGAAGGCCTGGGCATGTTCGGCCTTGTCGGGGTCAGCCGGGCCACCCACCCCGCCGACCTTGAGCGCTGCCAGCGCGGCATTGGTCTCGTCGAGGGCCTTTTGCAGGGCGGTGATCTCGGCATTGATGCGGTCGACCTTTTCGGTCTGGACCACATCGGCCATGCCGGCCCGGATGTCGGCGAGTTCCTTGTCGCGCTCGACCTTGAAGTCCTCGAAGGTCTTCTGCAGTTCGGCCAGGATTTTGGTGGCATTGCCGGAATCGGCGCGCACGCCGACGATCCCGCGCGCACGCGGGGTGAGCTCGATACCCATCTCAGGTCTCCTATGATCTGATGGTGTCGATCAGCCGCTGCAGGGCGGCGGCATTCAGTTCGGGATTGTCGCCTGCATCGCGCGCGGCGGAAGGCTGGCCTGCATCACGCGTGGCCGAGCCGATCAACTCCGAGAGCATCTCGGAGCGCATGGTGCGGGTGAAGCCGGCCTTCGCGAGCGCGGCCTCGGTTTGCCGGCGTGCCATCAACCGCCGGTCTGTGCTTTTGGCATCGCCGGAAGGCGCTGCAACGCCATCGTCGACGGCATCGGCAAAGCCATATTCGACGGCCTGCGCTGCCGTCATGAAGGTCTCGGCATCCATCAGCCGTTCGATGCCGACGCGATCGATGCCGGTGCGGGCCTCGTAGATGTCGGCAAGTGCCGCATCGAACTGCTCGAACAGGCTGGCGGCCTCGCGCAGGTCATGGCGGTTGCCGATGACCAGACCCCAGGCATTGTGCACCATCATGAAGGAGCCGAGCCCCATGCGGATCACATCGCCGGCCATGGCGATGATGGACGCGGCCGACGCTGCCCAGCCCAGCACCTCGACGGTCACCTTTGCCGGGTGCGTACGCAGTAAATTGTAGATGGCGATGCCCTCGAACATGTCGCCGCCGGGCGAGTTGATGCGCACGATGACGTCGCGATTGCCGATCGAACGGAGCGCCGCCGAGATGCGCTTTGCCGTGACGCCGCCGCCTGTCCAGCCATCCTCGCCGATGACGTCGAAGATGGAGATGGTGGCGTCGGCGTCGGCACCGGGCGCAGCGGCAAAAGAGTGCTCTGCCCATTTCGCCAGCACGTCGCTCGGCGCATCCCACTGGTAGTTCTGTGGGCGAGCCATTGTGGGCGCCTCGGGCAGCTGGCGTAGGCTCATCAGAGGTTCTCCAGAAGCTGGAACAGGTATCCGCCGAGCGTGACGCCACCGATGAAGATGCCGAAGTCGAAAGCAGGGCTGATGGCGGCCAGCCCGACAACCGCCATGACGATCAGCGTCGAGGCCAGTTTCAGCGCACCAAGAAGGCTCATGGTTCGTTCTCCTTTGGTTCAAAATGGTCAGCGTCGGCGTCTCCGTCTGCACTCATGCCACCAGCTGGTTCGCCCGCCGTGTTCGACGGCGGATAGAAGACGTCGCCGCCGTCGCGCGGGTTCTGGTCTTCGAGCGCGCGGATTTCATTCGGGCTGTAGACGCCCCATTGCAGGCCTTTGACGTAAGCCTCCCAGCGCGCCTTGATGTCGCCCTTGACCAGCGCCGCCCGGTTGAAGCGCGCGTAGAGATCGTCTTCCGCGCCGATCAGGTCGCGGTTGATCGCCTCTTCCCACATGGTCAGATGGTCCTCGAGCGTCCAGGCGACGAAGCCGATCGATTGCTGCTCGATACCCGTGCCCCAGCTGGTCGACTTTTCCGTATCGCCGATCATGTGCGGCGGCACGCCGAAGAACATGGCAATGTCGGTGCGGCTGAACTTGCGGCTCTCGATCCATTGCGCATCCTCGGCCGTCATGGCGATGCGGGCATAGTCCATGCCCTCTTCGAGGATCAGGTTCTTTCCCTCCTGCTCGCCGCCGGAGCGGAACTCTTCGAGCCCGGCCTTGAGATTGGCGACCGCCTCGGGCCCGAGCTTGTTCGGATGTTTCAATACGCCGCTGACGCGGGCGCCATTACGGAAGGTGGTTGCACCATGGTCTTCCATGGCCAGCGACAGCCCGATGGTCTCGCGGGCGTAGGCAATCGCCGACACGCCATGCACGCCATCCAGCGTCAGCCCGACCAGATGGAACACCTCATCCTGGCGGAGCCGGATGCGCCGTCCGTCCTGGCGGGTGTAGATGTATTCCAGCGCCAGATCGTCCGTCTGCCTGACCTCGACCCGGTCGGGATGCAGCGGGATCAGTTCCTGCACCAGTCCGCGCGAGCGAACGATCATGGCGTAGGCATTGCCGCGCAAAAGCAGATGCGCCTGCAGCATGCGGCGGAACTGCGACGGCGTCTGCCAGCGGTTCGGCCGTCGTCGCAGCACCGTCCAGATCGGCGTGTCGGAGGCGTCTTCGCGGGTGCGCTCATCCACCCGGCGCTTGATGTGCAGCGGCAATGTCGCCACAGCACCCGAGATGATGCGCACACAGGCATAGACGGCCGCCACCCGCATGGCGCTGTCGGGCGTCACCGCAGCCCCCGAGGCGGTCACCGTTCCCGAGCGCAGCGCCTCTTCCAGCTGCTGCGCCGTGGTGATCACGATCCCGCCACCCGCATCCTGGAACGACGCGCGCGGAGATGCGGCCGGCGGTTTTGCGCCGCCGAACCAGTTCGACCAGAATGCCATTGGGTTCTTTCGTCAGCTCTTTACAGCAACAGGATGCCGCGGGTCTCATAGACCGAGCGGCCGGCATTGACGTCGCGGGCCAGCGCCCGCCCGAGCGCGTTGCAGATGGCGACAATGCCGTCGATGCGCTCTCTGGAGCGTTCCTTGTCCGGCTTGATGTTGCCGGCCGGATCATGGCGCACGGCAACATTGGAGGCGTTCCATCGCAGCACGGGATGGCCGCCATGCCAGAGCGAGCGTGACACCGAAAGCCGCTCCAGCTCCGCCGTGGGTGCCGCCATGGACAAAAACCCTTGTCCGAACTGCACCAGGTTCAAGCCTTCATCCTGCAGATGCTGGACGATCTCGCCGGCAAAGGTGCGATCATAGGACAGCTCCCGCAGATCATGGCGTGAGGACAGCTCCAGTATCTCGGCCTCGATGAAGGCAAAGTCGGTGGCATTGCCGGGTGTCGCGGTCAAAAATCCCTGATCGCGCCAGACGTCATAGGGCACGCGGTCGCGCCGCACACGGCGGACTATGTCGTCCTCGGGAATCCAGAAGCGGCAGGTGACGATCCATTTGTCGGCAAGCTTTCCAAGCGCCTCATCCAGTGTCGGCGGGAAGACCAGCACGAAGGCCGACAGATCGTTGACGCGGGCAAGATCGAGCCCGCCATAGCATTCACGCCCCAGCAGCTTGCCTTCCAGTTCCTCCAGCTCGTGTTTGACGATGCGCCAGTCGGTGGCAGCTGGCAGTCCGCCTTCCTCCCACACGCTCATGTCGAGCCAGCGGGTGACCTGCTCGGTCCATTCGTTCAGGCGCAGCCGGCGGATCGCATTCTGCTGCGCCGGCATTTCCCTGGCCTCGTCGATCTGCCGCTTCAGGTCATCCAGCTTCACCGTCACGCCAAGGCTCGGATTGGCCTTCACCCAGACCTTTTCGTCGGTCCAGTCGTCGCCCTCATCGATGGTGGCGATATAGGCAAACCAGCTGTCCGACGATTCCGTCGGCACCGTGCCTTCCAGCGCCTTCACCGAGAACTCGTGATGCTGGCGGCAGACCGAATGGCGATCATAGCCGGCCGTCGTGATCTCGAAGATCAGCGGCTGGCGCCGCGCACCGGTGGCGGTGTTCAGCTTCTGGATGATCTCCGGTCCCGGATGTTCGTGCACTTCATCGACGGCCGCAAAATGGATGTTCAGCCCGTCCATCTTGCTGGCGTCCGCCGACAGCGGCCTGAACCAGGACGAGGTCGGCAGCACGGCCAGATTGTTCACCGTGCGTGTGATCCTCGATTGCAGCGCCGAACTCGCTGCCACCATGCGCTCGGCCTCGCCAAAGACGATCCTGGCCTGATCGCGCGTCGTTGCCGCCGAATAGACATGCGCACCCGGTTCACCATCGGCGATCAGGGCATAAAGCGCCGTGCCGGCCAGAAGCACCGACTTGCCGTTCTTCCTTGCTACTTCGACATAGGCGGTGCGAAACCGGCGCAAACCGTCCTTGCGCTTCCAGCCATAAAGCGAGCCGACGACGAACTGCTGCCAGCCCTGAAGCACGAAGGGCTCGCCCGCCCATTCGCCGGTCGAGTGGCGCAGATGGCCGAAGAAGTCGATCGCATGACGTGCCGCAGCGCCATCCCAGACCAGGCCGCGTTTTACCCCCACCTTCAGGTCCGCGAGGTGCCGCTCGCAGGCCAGACGCACGAGCCGGCCGGCGACGATCCGGCCGCCAACCACCGCACGGGCATAGGCTGTAACCGGACAGGGTGGTGCTTTCCTGCCGCTCCCGTCCAGTGGGCGCGAAGCACGGGAACTAGGCTTTGCGGCCACGGTTCAGGAACTCCTCGAACGGATCGCTCGTCTCGGCGGGTTCCGCCATACGGATGCGCGAGCGGCTGGACGGCGTCAGTCCGAATTCGCTCTCGATCTGCGCCATCTGCGCCAGGCACTTGTTGGCCACAGCCAGGAACGGGTTCTGGATGATGTTGTCATTCGACGTTTTCACCACAGGGCCACGGCGCTTCACTTCCTGCTCCGCCTCCAGCCAGCGCCGCCAGATCACGACGTAGCGGGCGAGTGCGTGCGTATCCAATTCGGTCATGACGCCGTGGCCGGCCAGCAGCTCGGCCATCTCGGTGAACTTCGCCTTCGCAGCATCGTCGAGATGGTCAGGCGGTTCGGGCGTCGCCACCACCGGCTTCGGCTCGGCCTTGTTCAGGCGATGCGGACGGGCCGTGCCCTTCACCAGCTTCAGATGCGTCGGCAGCGGCTTGCGTCCCGCCATGGTGGCTTCTCCATACATTTATCCTGTGCCGTCACTACGAATGCGCACCGCTTCGAACACCCGCCGCAATGTAAAACTGCGCGCGATCGACACCACGGTGAAGATCGCGCCCATGGCCATGTTGTCGGCCAGCGTGGTGGACAACCCGAACAGCGGGAACACCAGCATCTGCGTGATCACCGCTACGCCGTAACCGACGGCGACGTTGGCCAGCGACTCCACCAGAGACATGGTGCGGGATTGCTTCATGCCGCTGCCGCATCCCCGGTCGCGGTCCCGGCATCAGGCACTCGATCGGCCGCGATCTCATCAAAACGGCGGCCGTCGCCATCGAGCCTGGCCGCCTTGCCGGTGAATGCCTGCCAGCGCTTGACGACCACATCGCAGAAGGCCTCCGACAGTTCGAGGCCATAGACGCGGCGGCCGGTCTTCTCGCCGGCGATCAGCTGTGAGCCCGAACCGGAGAACGGCTCGTAGCAGATGTCGCCCGGTCTTGTGTGCAGCTGCATCGGCAGCGTGAACACGCGCACCGGCTTCGAAGTCGGATGCTCGCGGGTTTCGATCTCCGAGGATGGGATGTTCCACACCGTGGTCGGCCAGCTCTCGAACCCCTCGCGGTTGATGCGGGGCTTCTTGCCGCGACGCCATCCGAACAGGCACGGCTCATGCGCCCACAGCATCACCGAGCGCGTCAGCACCGGGCGCGATTTGGCCCAGATGATCTGCTGGTGATGCAGCACATCGAACTGATCCCAGACCGTTTCCAGCATGCGCTGGCGGCGCGAGGCGTGCCAGCAATACCATGCCACATCCTCGGCAATGGCATGCTCGATCGCCACCTTGCAGAAGGCCTCGTAGAACTGCGGTCCTTGGGCAGAATCATCCCAGTGCGGCTGCTCGATATAATCGTCGCCCCAGTCCTTGTTGGCGATTTTCTTCGCCCGCGCCGAGGCGGTTTTCTTTGTCGGATGGTTGGTTCCGTCATAATCGACCAGGTAGGGCGGACCGGTGGCAAACAGCGCCGCCCGTTCGCCGTTCATCAGGCGACCAACATCTTCCGGCGAGGTGCTATCACCGCACAGCAGCCGGTGATCACCCAGCAGCCACAGATCGCCGCGCCGTGTGACAGGCGTTGCCGGCACCTGCGGAATGGCGTCGTCCTCGGTCAGCCCATCCTGTTCGTCATGGCTGCCGTAAAGCAGGTTCTGCAACTCGTCGTCGCCGAAGCCGGTGAGGCCAAGGTCAAAGCCGGCCTCCTGCAGGTCGGAGAGCTCGAGCGCCAGCAGCTCCTCGTCCCAGCCGGCATTCATGGCAATGCGGTTGTCGGCGAGCACCAGCGCCCGGCGCTGCGTCTCCGACAGTCCCGCCAGCACGATCGTCGGCACCGTCTCCATACCGAGCTTGCGCGCCGCCAGCACGCGGCCATGACCGGCAATCAGCGTGCCATCCTCGGCAATCAGCACCGGGTTGGTGAAGCCGAAGGCGCGGATCGACCCGGCGATCTCGGCCACCTGCGCATCCGAATGCGTGCGGGCATTGCGCGCATAGGGCACCAGGCTGTCGAGCGGCCGGTATTCGACCGAAAGCTGGCGTGCGTGGTCGTCGGCGCCGATGTGCGCGGTTTCAGCGACTGCCATTGTCTGTATCCAATGAAATCAACATCCTGGTTGCGCACCCCCCCATTGCCATTTTGGCCGCGGATGCGCTGTTGGTGGCGCGCGGTCCTGGGAGCGAACTCTCCAGAGATTTGACCTCCCCGGGGGAGGGCTTGGGCTCACGAGCGGCGGCACACATTGCCGAAGCCACCGTCGCTGCCGGCCGTCTTCCGGCCGTGGCACGATGCGCACAGCGCCTGCCAGCGGCTGCGGTCCCAGAACACCGTCTCATCACCGCCATGCGGATCGATATGGTCGACGACGCTGGCCGGTCGGATCAGATCATGGCGCGCGCATTCCACGCACAGCGGATGATCGTGCAGGAAGGATGCGCGTTCCGTTCGCCAGCGCTTCGAGCGGTAGAGCGCACGTGCCACCGGATTGCGCCTGCTTGCGTAATCACGATCGCGCTCGCGCTTCTCGCGCCGGCCAACCGGGCGATGGATCGGAGGGCGGACGGGCATGATGCTGGTCTCGATGATGGTGACGATGGCAATAGCGACGACACCGGAAACGACAACGCCCGCGAGGGGGGGGCGATCCGTCGCGGGCGCGCCTCTCCCGAGCATAGCCAGAAACATATCTGATTTGCCCCCATCTGTTGCATGGAAAAGTGTTGCAACACATTGGAGTCACTGCGCATTGAGCCGCGCCGCAATCTTGGTGAGGGCGAGCTGCCAGCGTCGCCACGCCGTAGTGCGATCGCAGCCATGCTCATGGCTGATCACCTTCCAAGGCACGCGGGCCGCACGCGACCAGACCAGCTTGCGCTCCGCCTCCTCGATCCAGAGCACCCAGTCGAACGTCTGCTCGAGCCGCGTGATGGCGGCGGCCGACGGCCGGATATGCATCGGCTCGGGTTCCATGAAGGCAATCTCGCGACTCGTCCGCACGATCTCCGGCCAGGTGTTGAAATAGCCCTGCACCTTCACCGGCGGCAGCTTGCGCAGGGTGCGAAATGCCTCCTCGAAATGATCGGCGACGCAGTCGGCGGTCCAGATGCGGTCAGCCATGGCGTGCCTCCACTTCCGTGGGGCGCGGGCCGTAGAGCTTCTCGCACAACTGCCGGACCAGTTCGCGCTCGGGCCATGTCAGGCGGTCATCATCGGCAGAGACCGCGAGGACACCCTGTTCCTGCCAGCCCTCGCGCTTGACCTGCTCGGGATCCCGGCGTTCGCCGCCGTAGCCTTTAGGATGCCACCTCATGCGACACCCCCGTTCGTCTCGATCGCCCAGAGGAGGATGGCGATGGCGTCGGCTTCATTGTCGTCCGCGGGCGAGAAGCCGCGGGCGCGAACGGCGGCCATGACGGCAGCCTTGTCGGCGTTGCCCTTGGCGGCGACGTGCCGCTTGATCGTGCCGATCGGGACGCCCTCGTAGGGCACACCCCGCAGTTCAGCCCATGCGGTCAGCGTGGCCATGAGCCCGCCGTAGATGTGGCTCGCGTCGGTGCCGGCGTGGCGGCGGACCTCCTCGAACCAGATCGCCGAGATCGGCCCCGAGATCCGGTCGATCTCGGTCAGCCAGTTGGTGAAGCGCAAATACCGCATGCCGCCACCATCAAATCGCCGGGGTTTGAAGCAGACGGTGCCGCTGGTGATCAGACCGTCATGGCCGCGCAGTGCCCAGCCGGTCGTGGTTCCGAGATCGAGCGCAAGCACCGTGTCGGGGAGTACGTCTCCGTTCGTGGCCCGCGCTTCGGTGGCGGTTGTGGCGGATGTGGCGGGTTGTTCGGTTAACATCTCACGGGCGCGCGTGTGCGCACGCGTGACGGTTATATGGTCATAACCCGCCACATCCGCCATTTCCCTTGTTTTACTGGTCATTGTAGTCCCCCTCGAAAAGGTCGGTCTTGTTGTCCCTCACGGCGATCCCGCGAAACCCGCGCACCGTGCTGGTCTTGAATTTTTCGAAGCCGCGGGCGCTCAGGGTCTCCGAGAAGCGCTTCATCGAGCCGGCGTATTCTCCGTTCGCCTCCGCCCAGCTCTTCCAGCTGTTGAAAAGCTCGGTCGATCCGGACTCGAACGATGAGCTGCCGACATCGCAGCACTCCTCCAGCCACCGCCCGAGCGCGTCTTCTGCCTCGAAGTAATCCTCGGTCGCCGCCATCACGGCCTCGGGCGGGCGCAGTCCGGTCTCCTGCCACTCCAGGCAGCCCCGGAGCGCCCAAGCGAGGATGCCGTCACGCTCGGCCAGAAGCCTGTCGGACAGGCGGCGGTCGCGTTTGGCCGGCGGGATGGTGACCGTGAAGGGCACCATGTGCAGCCGTCGCTTCATTGCCTCGTCCACGTTGCGAATGGACGGCTTGTGGTTGCCGACGATCAGAAGCTTGAACTGCGGGATGAACTCGAAGAAGTCCTGCCGTATGAAGCGGGCGGTGATCTTGTCGCCGCCGGTGAGGGCCTTCAGCTTGCTTTCGGCCCAGCGACTTCCCTGTTCGGTCTCGATGGAGGTCACGATCCGCGCGCCGCGCAAGCCCGCCATGTCGGTCGGATGGCGGTCGCCATGGGTGGCCATGAACATGTCCATGGCCGCGACAGTCGCGTAATCGCCCATGATCGCGGTCAGCGTGTTGGCAAAGACCGATTTGCCGTTGGCGCCGGTGCCGTAGAGGAAGAACAGCGCGTGTTCGGTGGTCACACCGGTCAGGCAGTAACCGGCCATTCGGCGCAGATAGGCCTGCAGCTCGACATCGCCGCCCGTGACCGTGTCAAGGAACGCCTCCCATGTCGGACAGGCGCCCTTCGAGGCCGCGCCCGCGACCTTGGTCATGAAGAGCTGCGGATCGTGGGCGGACTGCGCGCCTGTGCGAAGGTCGATCACGCCATCGCCGGTGTTCAGAAGCCAGGGGTCGCGGTCCCAGATCTCGGTCGTGCTGGCATGCCTGCGATCGCTGCGGGCGAGCCGCTCGACAGCGGCCACAGTTGCGGCCGTGGACAGCTTGGTGCGAACACGCGCAGACGGTGCGCGGACCGCCGCCTCGCGGCAGACCTGGCGCGCGAGATCGAAGGCCTGCAGCGTGTCCTCGCGCCGCCAGACCACCCCGGTCCAGGTGAGCCACTGTCCCCATCCGGCCACGTAGCGCCAGCGATCCGCGTGCCTTTCTGCAAAGCGCGCCGCCAGCGCGTCCTCGCTGAAACGCACGGGTGTCGGGCCGTTATTGTCTCCGCCACCGCCATCGGCGCCCTCGGAAAGTTCGTCGTCGAAGGCCCCATTGCGCTCGAGATCGCGCTGCCAGAGACGCTCGGCTTCCTTTTTCAGCCTGTCCTCTGGCCAGGGCGGATCGATGCGGGCGAGGTTGTAGCTCTTGATCTCGTCCCAGGCCTCGCCCGGCGTGACGTGCCCTTCGCGGCAGCGTCGGATCCAGTAGCCGATGACGCGCGAAAGCGCATCGAAGCGGGTCGTGCCGTCGACGCCGCCTTCGCGAACCGGACGCCCGAACAGTTCCGGGACCGAGTCGCCTCCGCGACCGGCGCCGTTGAAATCGAGCGCGTCATCCGAGAGCCCCTCCATCGGCGGCATCGCCAGGATTGCCTCGGTGAGTTCGCCAAGGTCGTGATCGATCTCGGCGTGATCGACGATCTCGACGAGCCGTCGGCTGCCGCCTTTCGCGTGGATGCTGCCCGCGACGCGGATCGGCTGATGGGCGGATTTGAAGGCCGGATCGCCGCCGACCTTCGCGGCAATCGTCTGGCGCAGCCGGCACACGCGGGCGACGTCTTCGCCTTCCGCCGGCTCGGTCAGGCGCCAGTAGAGGTGCAGCTTGCGCTGACCCTCCGCCGTCACACCGCCCGAGGCCACGACCAGAGTGGGTCGCCCAACATGGCGTTCGAGATGGGCGCGTTTCGCCGCGATGTCGCCATGGTCGAGATCGACCAGCAAGACCTGCGTCTGCAGGATGTGCTCGGCGCGGGCATCGCCAGGATTCTCGACCGTGCCTGGCACGACGAAAAGCGCCATGTCCGCGTTCGCCGCCCAGCTCGCCTGGCGCGCAAGCATCTCGGCGAGCCTGTCGTCGGCGGGCAGAAACGGCGTGTGCGGAGGCGCGTCCGTCGCCCCCTTCTCGGCCAGCGCCCGCACCGGCACCAGATGCTCGCAATAGCCGAACACCACGCTTGCGTAGGTCGCGATCATGTCGCGATCCGGAGCGAGCGTCGTGTCGGGGCTGCACATTGGCGCGTCCGTCATGCCCAGCACCTCTCCTTCCAGGCACAGAAGCGGCATTCGAAATGCTCGGGATCCTCCGTGTGCCGGGGCAAGAGTTCGCCCGCGTCGCAGGCGCGCAGGATCCGCACCGCCTTGTCGCTGGCGGACTGCGCGCGTTCGGCATCGAACGGGACCAGCTCGTGCCAGATCTCGCAGCTGTCCTTGTTGATCGCGGTGAAGAGCGCCGGCGCATCGGTGAGCCCGAGATAGGCCTGATAGAGCGCGATCTGCGCCGCATAGATCGGCTTGGCCTTGACCACGCCGCGCCTGGCGATGTCGCGCCAGTTCTTCGCATTGGCCGACTTGCACTCCCAGAGCGCCGGAACCGCCATGCCGTCTGGCGCGGCCACGATGACGCCATCCGCATGCCCCTGCAGGCGACCGCCAGCGGCGGAAAACCCGAACTGTTCGCCATGGCGGTTGCGCGTTCTGAGATCGAAGCCGGCCTTGCGCAGCCAGCCGATCGCGAGCTCCTCGAGCACATGACCAAGCGCGAAGATGCGCAAGGAGCGCCCGGTAAATTCCGCGCCGTCGTCCTTCGGCACCTTGAGATATTCGTATTGCAGCCGTCGCTGGCAGGCATCGCCCAGCCGGCTGCCCCCGAGATAGTCGCGCGCAGGTCGCTCGGCGTTCTCGGCTGTCAGGGCGGTATCGATGAGAGCGTTCACCACGTCCGCGAAACCGGGTTTCTTCTCCCGATGGTTGAAGTCCAGAAGCGCCGCCATCAGAAGGGAATCTCCGTGTCGGACTTCGGTGCCGAGGTGGCCATGGCCTCCTGAAATCCGTCGATGGCGGCTTCGGCGAGCGCCCGGGCCTGCTCGGCCGAGAGTTCGTTGAAACGGGTCGCCCAGCCGATCTCGGCCATCAGCTCGCCCATGAATTTCATGGCGGCGTGAAGCGCTTGCCGCTCGCGCGCGTCCGGATCGATCATGAAACGCCTCCCGCGATGCGCGCGAGACGGATGAGAAACGTGGTGATGGAACCGCGCCGGGCGCGATCGAGAATTGCGATCATGGGGAATGCTCCAGCTGCCTGTCCTCACATACCGGCGCGGCTCTCGGCCTGTCGGATCGGCGGGATGGAACGTTTCATGAACACAATCTTGTGGCGAGCACGGCGCGCATCTATTTTCGCCTCACGAGCAGCTTGGCCGGAGCGATTCTGATGCCTTCATTCAATCCAAGAATTTTCACCAATCCCGATCGCCTGAAGCAAATTTCCCCGGACCGCCTGAAGACCTTCCTCTCCAGGTGGAACGGTTATTTCGTTGGTCGGGGCCTTGATCTTGCCGCCGCGCCCGTCGACGAACTGCCGCTCGAGGACATCGCCGCCATCCTGATGAACCCCGACGAGAACGTCCCCGACGCGATGGTCGATGCGCTCTATTACGTGCATGAGACCGCCAGCCACGAGAGCATGGAGGAATTGCTCGAACAGGCCGAGGCGGCAGGAATCGCGATCGACGCAGAGCACGAACCGACCGCGGCCGATGTTTCCGTCCAGATCTGGCTCGCAAACCCGATGCTCCTGCAACGCCAGCACGCGGAAACCGTGGCCTTCAAGCGCTCGAACTTCATGTATTTCGCGGGCTCGCGCTTGGCGAAGGCAAAGAAGGACTTGCCCAAAATTTCGGATGAGGTAGCGAAAACCATCCAGGATCGGATGGACGACTGGTTCGAGAAGAAGCGCCGGGGGCGAAACAGCCGCATCTTCGTCTTTCCCCGCGACGAAAAGATCTGGATCCTCGTCCGGCACGGCAGCTCCATGCGGCGCGAGGGCAAGCACGAGGACGAGGGTGAAGGCAGCCACGCCTTCTATCGCCCGCAACAGCACGACGTGCTGATCTACGACAGCGCCACCGACGAGATGGGCGTCAATGCCTCCACCAAGGGCGAGCGTGAACTCTACCTCAAGACCTTCGGCGAGCTCTTGTTCGGCAGCGACGCCTATTTCGACCTGGCGGAGCGTTATACGCTCGCACCGCTTCTCGAACACGGCCCCGAGGCGCTCGTCCACGACGACATCGATGGTATCGCCGGGGTGCGTCTGGTGGAATTCGGCCGCCGGTGGCCGGGCAAGGTCTCGGAGCTTGAAATCCGCAAGTCCGAGAACCTGTTCAAGGCGTTCGGCGAGAACTGGGAAAGGCGTCTGAACGGTGGGCAGTTCACGCACGCGACCTTCCGCTTCGCCTTCGAAGGCTCGAAACGCGAGCGTTCCGTGACCATCCGCCCAGCCAACATCGCCCGCTACGAGCGGCAGGAGGACGAACATCTCATCGAGGCCTGGCTGCGGGCGCGCGGCTTCTGGCGGGTTCCAGGCGAGGCGGACGAGGATGCGGATTTCGAGGTTCTGGAAAGCGCTTGACGATTTTTCGGACGCCGCCGCCAGCCGATGGGAATGGACGGCGACCATCGGGAACGAATTCGCAAGTGTCGAACATCTGCTGAAACAGGCAGGCCGGGTACGGGAACTGCCCTGTCCTTCGCCCGGCGGCGCGGGCTGTCCGCGCCGTGTCATTCACCATGCCGACGGCTCGATCCGCGCGGTCTGCGGCGACCGGCCCAGGGCCTGTGCCCATCTCGACCTCGATGCAGACGACATCGCCATTCTGCGCGTGGATCGCACCGACCTGGCGAAGCGCATCGCCCGGGCGCTTGGAGTTTCACCGCATCAGCCGGGGCGCGGCACGACCGGACCGGTCACCCGCATCGGAACCCACGACATCTACGCCGGCCGCGGGTTCCCGGTATTTCTCGCACTCCCCGGCCCTTCGGCCGACGCCGATCCTCGCCCTTTCGCTGAAGTGCTCGATACCCCCGGTCCACGGCTGCTTCTCACCCCCACGTCCGTATCGCTGCCCGATGCCTTGATCACGGCCCTCGACCGGGCCGGCGTGACGCGCATGGCGCTCGCGGACATCTTGATCGTGGATGATGGGGTGTTCGCGCCAGCCCGTCCGGCAACCGAGATGTTCGCGCCACTGCGTGACGCGGTTGGGCGCGACGCGGAGGACTCGGCACAGGGGCTGGCCTGGCCGCTTCCGCCCGATGCGCGCTGGGAAGACATCACCATGCGCTTCATCGCCAACGAGGTTCTGAATGTCACCTTCCGGGGCGAGACACGACGTTTCGAGCCCGATCAACTCGGCATGAAGAACGCAAAGAACGGCAAGCCGAAGGCCGTGTGGACCTATCTCAAGGCGTTCGCGCTGAGTGGCGGCCGGCTTGCGGTGCACAGGGGCAATCCAACGGAAACCTCGAAGCACCAGAAACAGAAGCAGGCCCTGTCCAAGGCGCTGCGCGACAGCTTCGGGATTGCCGACGAGCCCATCCCGACCGACGAGGGTAACTATGTCACCCGCTTCGTTGTCCGCGCGGATGATCTCGAACAGGGCCGCCAGGGTCAGCGCCAACGAAATTTCGCCGGGCGCCGCTGAAAAATCTCGAAAAAATCTGGGTTGTGAAACCGCCGGGGAGCAAGGCTCCTCGGCGATTTTTCTTCGTGCCGAAGCTGCTCCAACCGCCGTCCCAGCGAAATTTCGCCGGAGCCGGGTACTCGGGCCGCGTGCCCGTCCACCTGGACGAAGGCGAAAACCATGGAGCAGCTTCAACAGCTTACCGATCCCACCACCCGCATTTCCCGCAATATCCGCATCCGCGCAGCGCGCCTGGCGCGCTCGGGCGCCGTGCCGGGGCTCGATGCCGAGGACATCGAGCAGGAACTGCGCCTCGATCTGATCCGGCGCGCACGGAACTTCGATCCGGCGAAATCCTCCTTCGACACCTTCGCAGATCGCATCGTCGCCAATCGCGTGGCGACGCTTGCGAGCAGCACCATGGCCATGCACGCCGAACGGGCCATGCTCTGCATCGACGCGCCGGTCAGCGATGACGACGGGGGCCTGACCCTCTCGGACGTGCTGCCCGAGGCCGCCGCACTCGATCCCGTCGACGCGTTTTCGCTCGCCCACGGTCCCGGCCTGCGCGGCGATGTCGGCAGGCTCTTGGCCGCGCTCTGCCCGGCGACGCGGCAGGTCGCGTTGGCCGTCAGCCAGCTCAGCATCTCGGAGGCAGCACGCGCGCTCGGCGTTCACCGGAGCACGATCTACGAGCGTCTGGGCAGGATCCGCGAGATCGCCACCGAGATGGGCCTCGACGGGTATTTCGAGGCTGTCCCGACAGTTGCGGCCCCGCGCCGGTAAGTGAGGGCAAGCACTCAAGCCAATTCATGCCGGGCCTTCGGGGGAATGAAAGACCCTCAGGGAAACACCCCGACCGCGAGCTCCAGGGCGGCGTCGGGCCCGGCAGCCGACACCTTACGGACGAGCCCTGGGCAAGACGAAAAGGAGCAGCAGATGTTCAAATCCCCCCTCGAAAAACTCCGGCAGTCGACCTGGTTGGCGCCACTTCCCGATACCATCGCCATCCCGCCGCTGGCGGATCGCGCCGCGCGCACACGCCCGGTGGACCGCGCAAGCGTCGACGACATCGCCTTTGCCCTCGTCGCGCTCGAGGAAGAGCGCCGCAGCCTTGGCCAGACCATCATGGCGCTGGAGGACATGCTGCGCATGGCGCGGCGTCAGGGTGCGAAAGGCAGCGACAACGCCGTCGCATCCGCCGTCCGCGATCTGGAGGCGCGCAAATGAGCGCGCCCTTCCAACCCGCCCCGCTGAAGATCATCACCGCCGACGAACGCCTGCGCGAGACGCGCGGCATCAAGGGGGTGCTGACCGGCATTTCCGGCATCGGCAAGACCAGCCAGCTCTGGACGCTCGATCCCGAGCGCACCCTGTTCGTCAATCTCGAGGCCGGCGAACTGGCCGTTCAGGGCTGGCCCGGCGACGAAATCCGGGTCCGCGACTGGGAGCGCGCCCGCGACCTCGCCTGCTGGATCGGCGGTCCCAACCCGGCGATGCGCGAGGATCAACCTTACAGCCAGCGCGACTACGACCGCGTCTGCGCCGCCTTCGGCGATCCGTCCCTGCTCGACAAATACGACACGATCTTCGTCGACTCGATCTCCGTCGCCTCGCGCATCTGCATGCAGTGGTGCAAGGGGCAGCCGCAGGCGCAGTCGGATCGCAGCGGCAAGCTCGACCTGCGGGGCGCCTACGGGCTTTTGGGCCAGGAAATGATCGGCTGGCTCACGCATTTGCAGCACACGCCGCGAAAGAACATCTGGCTCGTGGGTCTGCTCGACCGGAAGATCGACGATTTCGGCAAGCCGTATTTCGCGATGCAGATCGAGGGCTCGAAGACCGGCCTTGAGTTGCCCGGCATCGTCGACGAGGTCATCACCCTCGCGGAAATCCGCCCCCAGGAAGGCGCGCCCTTCCGGGCCTTCGTCTGCACCACGATCAACGATTTCGGCTTTCCGGCGAAGGACCGCAGCGGCCGGCTCTCGATGATCGAGCAGGCCCATCTCGGCCGCCTGATGGCGAAGATCCGCGCGGGTTCCGGCGCGCAGGCGAGCGCCGATCTCGACTTCGATCTACCGCAGCAGCCGGCCCAGACCAATCCCATGACGAAAGGAGCCTGACCCATGGCGGACAGCATGGATTTCAACGGCGCCGAGACCCAGGACGCCGCATTCGACCTCATTCCGGCAAACACCCTCGTCAAGGTGACGCTGAGCATTCGCCCCGGCGGCACCGGCCCCGAGGGCTGGCTCTCCCAGAGCCGCACCAGTTCCGCCCTCTACCTCAACACCGAAGCCGTGGTGCTGGAAGGCCCCCATGCCCGGCGGCGCATCTACACCCGCATCGGATTCAAGGGAAAAAGCGTCAACGAGCGCGGCGAGGACACCTATGCCAACCGTGGCCGCGCCCTCATTCGCGGCATTCTGGAATCGGCGCGCGGCATCAAGGCCAGCGACCAATCAGAGGTGGCACGCACGGCCCGGATGATCCGCAGCCTCGGCGATCTCAACGGGCTCGATTTCGTGGCCAAGGTCGGCGTCGAGAAGGACCGCAACAACCCCGACGATGCCGGTCGCAACGTGATCAAGGCGGCGATCGGCCCCGAACACGCGCAATATGCCGCCGTGATGGGGGCGGCGCCCTCGGCCGGCAAGGCGGTGTCGGCGCCGCCGCAAACGCCCCCGGCGCAGTCCACGCATCAGGCGCCTTCTGCCGGCGGCGCACCCTTCTGGGCGCGCTGAGGGAGGCCGCCATGATCCCTCGCGACTATCAGCGGGCCGCGGTCGACGCCGCCCATGACCGCTCGGCCGAGCACGGCAATACCATGCTCGTGCTGCCGACCGGAGCCGGCAAGACCGCCATCGCCGGCTTCTATGTCGGCGAACAGGCGGAACGGGATCGCGATGCCAAGGTGCTCGTGCTGCAGCACACCGACGAACTCATCGAGCAGAACCGGTCGGCGATCGGACAGATCTCGGGCCTCGGCACCTCGGTGGTGAAGGCAGAACAGGATTGCTGGGACGGCCCGGTGATCTTCGGCAGCGTGCAGACGCTCGCCCGGGAACACCGCCGCGCATCCATGCCGAAACTGAGCCATCTGGTGATCGACGAATGCCACCGCGCGGCCGCCGCGAGCTACCAGGCGATCCTGGCCCATGCGCGCGAGGTCAGTCCTGGCCTGAAGCTCTTGGGCCTCTCCGCCACGCCCGGCCGCGGCGATGGCCGCAGCCTGCGCAAGACCTTCAGCAATGTCGGCTATCACCTGCGGATCGGCACGCTCATCGCGCGTGGCCTGCTGGTCCCGCCCCGGACCTTCACCATCGACCTCGGGATCGAGAATGAACTCTCCGGCATCGACAGCACCGCCGGCGATTTCGACATGCGCCAGGCGGACAAGGTGCTCAATCGCGCTGTGCTCAACGAGGCCGTGGTCGAGCACTGGATGGACAAGGCCGCCGACCGGCGCACGATCTTCTTCTGCGCGACCGTGGACCATGCCTTAGCCGTGGCCGACGCGTTTCGGGCTGCGGGCGTTTCGGCCGAGACGATCGCGGGGGACATGCCGGCGCGGGCGCGCGCGAAGCTCATCGCCCGCTTCGACCGGGGCGAGGTTCAGGTTCTCACCAACTGCATGGTGCTGACCGAAGGCTTCGACAGCCAGCCCGTGGGCTGCATCGGCATCCTGCGCCCCATGCTGCACAAGGGCACCTTCATTCAGGCGGTCGGACGTGGCTTGCGCCGGGTGGATCCCGAACGCTTCCCCGGCATCGTCAAGACCGACTGCATCGTGCTGGATTTTGCGGGCGCGGCACTTCGCCATGGCACGCTAGAGCAGGAGATCGATCTCGACGAGGACGAGACCCCGCCTGGCGAGCGCCCGTGGAAGACCTGCCCGTCCTGCGAGGCCGAACTGCCGCTCGGTGCCTCCATCTGCGATCTCTGCGGCTACGTCTTCACCCGCGAGATCGGCGAGAAACGCCTGCTGACCGCCTTCGAGATGACCGAGATCGATCTTCTGGATCGCTCTCCGTTCTTCTGGGTAGCGCTGCATGGCGACGGCCAAGCGCTGATGGCCAGCGGCTTCCAGGGCTGGGCTGGCGTATTCCACGACGGTACGCTTTGGCACGCGCTCGGCCGGCCCAAGGGCCAGGCGATCCGCCCCCTTGCGGTCGGCACGCGGGTGCAGGCGCTGGCGGCGGCTGACGATTTCCTGCGCATGACCGAGACCTCCAGCGCCGCCGCCAAGAGCAAACGCTGGCTTAACGATCCCGCCACCATGCGCCAGATCGAACTGCTGCAGCGCGCAGGCTTCGATACCAGCGGCATGGATTTCGGGCTTTCGAAATATGCCGCCAACTGCCACCTCAACTTCCGCTGGAACCGCGCCGCAATCCGCGCGGCGGTGCTCCGCGACACGGGTCGTGCCGCCGCATGAAACACCCCAATCCCCTGTCGCCCGAACTGATGACTCCGGTCGAACGCCGCGCGGAACTCTGTCGACTGCTGGCGGCAGGGTTGGTCAGGCTGCGGATACGGGAGAACGGGCAACTCTCTGCGAAGAAGGGAGAATTTCCGCTACACAACTCGCTCGACCGGAGCGGTAGTGCAGGTTCAACCGACCGGAGGACCGCATGAATCCGCACGATCCCATCCCCGCGCGCCTGGCCGCGCTGAAGACCGCGACGACGCCGGAGCTGAAGGCGCAGTGGCGCGACCTGTTCGACAGCGAGCCGCCGCCGTTCAACCGCCGCTACCTGGAAAGCCGGCTGGCCTACCGAATCCAGGAGCTCGCCTATGGCGGGTTGAAGCCCGAAACGATCCGGCGGCTGGAGCGGCTCGGCGAGGAACTGGATGGCGGCGACCGTGCGAAGCGGAGCCTGCGCGCAGATCGCGACCGCCCGATCACCGGCACGCGGCTGCTGCGCGAGTGGCAGGGCGTCGAGCAGATCGTCACCGTCACCGCCGACGGCTTCGAATGGCAGGGTCGGCCCTACAAGTCGCTCTCGGCCATCGCCCGCGCCATCACCGGCACGCGCTGGAACGGCTGGGTGTTCTTCGGGCTCAGGAATCACAGGGCACGGAGATGACGAAGCCTGCTGTCCGCAAGCTGCGGTGCGCGATCTACACCCGCAAGTCGTCCGAGGAAGGGCTGGAGCAGGAGTTCAACAGCCTTCACGCCCAGCGCGAGGCCTGCGAGGCGTACATCGCCAGCCAGCGCTCCGAGGGCTGGGTGCTGGTCCGCGATCAGTATGACGACGGCGGCGTCTCCGGCGGCACGCTGGAACGGCCCGGATTGAAGCGGCTGCTGGACGACATCGAGGACGGGCTGGTCGACGTGGTCGTGGTCTACAAGATCGACCGCCTCAGCCGCTCGCTCGCCGATTTCGCCAAGCTGGTGGAGGTCTTCGACCGCAACGACGTGACCTTCGTGTCCGTCACCCAGTCGTTCAACACCACCACGTCGATGGGCCGGTTGACGCTGAACATCCTGCTGTCCTTCGCCCAGTTCGAGCGGGAGGTCACGGCCGAGCGGATCCGCGACAAGGTCGCCGCCAGCCGCAAGAAGGGCATGTGGATGGGTGGCGTGCCGCCTTACGGCTACCGCGTCGAGAATAGGAAGCTGGTGGTCGACGAGGACGCCGCGGCGCACGTCCGCTGGATCTTCGCCCGCTTCCTCGAGATCGGGTCCTGCACGGTGCTGGCCCGCGAGGTGGCGACGCGCGGCATTCGGACGCCGCGCGGCAACCGGATCGACAAGAAGTATCTTTACCGGATGCTGTCGAACCGCGCCTATATCGGCGAGGCTGTCCACAAGGGCGAAAGCTATCCCGGCGAGCACGCGGCGATCATCGACCGCGCGACGTGGGATCGCGTCCACACCATCCTGCAGGAGAGCCCCCGCAAGCGCGCCGCCCGCACCCGCGCCGACACGCCCGCGCTGTTGAAGGGGCTGCTGTTCGGTCCCGATGGCGCCGCGTTCTCGCCGACCCACACGCGCAAGGGCGGCAAGCTCTACCGTTACTATGTGAGCCAGACGGTGCTGAAGCACGGCGCCGGGTCGTGCCCCATCGGTCGCGTGCCTGCGGGGGAGATCGAGGCAGCAGTCATCGACCAGCTGCGCGCCGTGCTCCGCCAGCCCGAGATCATTGTGGGGACGTGGAAGGCGGCGCGGGCCCACGCCGACGACATCTCCGAGGCCGACGCCCGCGCGGCCCTGCAGCAGCTCGACGCGCTATGGGAGGAACTCTTCCCCGCCGAGCAGGCGCGCATTGTGGCGCTGCTGGTCGAGCGCGTGGACATCGGCACGGACGGGCTGAACCTCCGGCTGCGCATCGACGGCCTCGACAACCTTGCGTGCGAGATGATGGCCGGAAACATGGGAGCGGCTGCATGACCGGCGAGACTCTCATCCCCGACACGGTGATACTACACGTCCCGTTCCGCATCGTGAAGCGCGGCGGGCGGAAGGCAATCGCACTCCCCGACGGCGCATCCGCGCCCCGCCGCCCCGACGACGCCCTGGTCAAGGCACTGGCCCGCGCCTTCCGCTGGAAGCGGATGCTCGAGTCGGGCGAGTTCGCGACCATCGCGGAGCTCGCCGAGCGCGAGGGGATCGCGCCATCCTACATGACGCGCGTTCTGCGGCTGACCTTGCTCGCGCCGGACATCGTCGAGGCGATCCTGGAGGGAAGGCAGGGACCGGATGTGACCTTGGCCCGGCTGATGGACGGGTTCCCGAAGGAGTGGGAGGGGCAGCGGGAGTCTTTCTGA